AAACTTCTTGAAGACGAAAAATTATTAAAAGAGTTAGCAGATGATGATGTAATGTTTCAAGACAACTTTAAAGGTTTTTTCGATGGAGAGTTAGAAGAATTTTTAGATGGTGCGAAACAATTCGAAGAACTTGATACAGACATTCAAGAAGCATTAAAATATTTAATTAGCGATAAGAAAATGACTCTTCCTGAAATTAGGAAATTCATATTAGATCCAGATTAATGCCAAAGCTCCCTATTAAAATTAAACCAGGTGCTCTCCCAGTAGCAACAGAAGAAGTAACCAAAGGAGTTCTAGACAAACTTCCTCAAGTTGATAGAAGAGAATTTTTAAGAGGTGCTCTAGGTACTATTGCTAATACAGCCATGGAAACAAATGCACTAAATCAAATATCTAAAATAGTTAAACCAGCACCAGTTGCTAAAAAAATTCTTAATATAGGAGAATTTATAGATACAGGAACACAATTAAAACTTCCATTATTTAGTGATATTGTAAATAAATTCTTTTTCAAACAGGCTAAAAAAGGAGAGTTTGGAGATCGTATTAAAAGATTAGCTGATGATCCTGATTTGCCTTTTCAAGAATTTCTTGACGAAGCCATAGAATTACATCCAAAGGATTTACAGATCCCAGAGCTACAAGAAGCATATTATTATTTTAGAAAAGGAGAAAAAGGCAAAGTTCCTAATAATTTTTCTAAAGATATTAGATCTGAGTTTCCTGATGCTTCTAGCGATGACATAGCTAATTTCATAGGAGACTCTGCTCAAGCTGATGGTGGTTATCAAGAGATCTGGACAGAGACTCAAAAAATATTGAATTCAAAATAAAATGCCAAAGCTTCCTATTAAAATTAAACCAGGAGCTCTCCCAGTAGCAACAGAGGAAGTTACACAAGGAGTTTTGGGTAAACTTCCTGAGATGAATAGAAGAGATATGATGCGAGGTGCATTAAGCACTCTCGGAGATTTAAGTCTTGCTGGCAAAGTCTCTGATGTCCTTGTCCCTGCTGCTAAAGCCATACCAAAATTACCAGAGAATATATTTAATATAGAGTCTTTGAGTTCTATTTATTCTAAAACTATAGACAATATAGCTAACAGAATTATGGAAGACCCATTTGAAGAATTAGGAGCTAGAGGTATAAAATATAAAGAGATAGAAGTTATGGATGAAACAGCTGATGAGATACAAAAAGCTGCAGAAGGATTAGCAGAGTTTGAAGCTGAAGATGCAGTTAAAACAGTTTTCAAAGGGAATAGTGAAAATTTAGAAAGATATTTTAAATCAGGAGATGCAGATTCTCTTATATCAGAAGATTATTATGATGTTATTATGGATCTTAAAAATAATTACAATTTAACTCCTGGTGAAGTTAGGCAATATTTAATAAAGAATGATTTGTACAAGACTGAATAAAAGAATTTACTTTATGAGCAAATACGATAATAATTAAAAATAATAATCAAAGGAGGAAAAGATGAAAAAGAAACAAGGATACAATGATAGGAAAGACGAACAACTTGGAATGACTCGTGGCAAGAAATCTAAAAAGAAAATGTCAGAAGCTGGTCGTCGTAAAGTCGCAAAAGCTACTCGCAAACCTAAAGGTTCTTATGGATTAAAAAAGAAGAAAACAACCAAAAAGAAAAAATAGATGCCAACGAAAAAAGTCAAAGGTGGCTATCGCTGGGGAAGTTCTGGCAAAGTTTATAAGACTAAAAAACAAGCAGATGCTCAAGGTCGTGCAATATATGCTTCTGGTTATAAACCAAAGAAGAAAAAGAAGAAAAAATAATGGCTGAATATCAAGGGAAAAATGTAACACTTAATAATCCTAGAAGGATATCTAAAGGTGAAACAAGTTATGGTAGAAAGAAATCAGTTGTTTATGTTAGAGATGGCGATTCTGTTAAAAGAGTTACATTCGGAGATCCTAACATGAGGATTAAGAAAAATCAAAAAGGTCGCAGGAGCAATTTCCGATCTCGCCACAACTGTGATAATCCTGGACCAAAAACAAAAGCAAGATATTGGTCTTGCAAAGCATGGTGATATAATGGCTAAAAAAGGATTGTATGCAAACATTCACGCAAAAAGAAAAAGAATCAAAGAAGGTTCTGGAGAAAAGATGCGAAAAAAAGGTGCAAAAGGAGCACCAGCTAAAGGAACATTTAAAGCAATAGCGAAAAAGCAAAAACAAAAAAAGAAAAAGGTTAAAAAGAATGGCAAATAAAACAGTATCAGCTCCAAAAGGTTTCCACTGGATGAAAGCAGGAAAAGGATTTAAATTAATGAAAGGTTCTTATAAACCTCATTCAGGAGCAGTTAAAAAAGCTTCATTTGAAATACAAAAGGTTCATAGCAATGGCAAGAGCAAAAATTAAAAAAGTAGCTGCAGCAGAGATTAGAGCAGCAAAGAAATTTCTTAATAGAAAAGGTTTTAAAGGATCTGAAATTCCTCCTCGTTTATTTGCCATGGCTGCAAAGGAACTTGATAAGTCTTTCGGAGAAACATTAACAGTGCTTGCGAGGGCACAATCAGGTGGGATGGTATAGATGCATGAATACAGATGTGAGCTTATTAGAGTTATTGATGGAGATACTATAGATGTTAGCATTGATCTTGGCTTTAAGGTCTGGCTCAAAAAAGAAAGAGTCCGTCTACTTGGAATCAACACACCTGAAAGTCGAACTAGAAACTTGGAAGAAAAGAAGCTTGGTCTCGAGAGCAAAGCTCGCCTTAAAGAATTACTTCCGAAGAGATTTACTATAATAACTCACAAAGATGCAAAAGGAAAATTTGGCAGGATACTTGGTGAGCCAATAGTTGATGGGTATAACATTTGTGATAAAATGGTAGAAGAAGGGCATGCTAGACCATATTATGGAGGAACTAAAACGCCATGGATAACATAGATTCTGATAAATTTAAACTTTTAAAAATGCTAACTCTTCATGAAGGATTAAAGCTTAAAGTTTATGATGATGCCAACGGCAAAGAATTAAAAGCTGGGGACACTCTTATAGGACACCCAACTCTTGGGGTCGGCAGGAATATAGCTGCAGATGGTTTAGGTATAAATGAAGAAGAAGCAAATTTCTTATTAATGGGAGATGTTGCTCGAATAGATAGAGAAGCTCAAAATTGGGATGTTTACAATAATCTAGATAGCATAAGAAAATGCGTACTATTAGATATGTTATTTAATATGGGTATGACTCGTTTCAATCCTAGCAAATGGCCAAATATGTTTAAAGCTATTCAAGAAGAAAATTGGGATGAAGCTTCTAACCAGATGTTAGACAGTGCTTGGGCAAAGCAAGTTAAATCTAGAGCTGATAGACTTTCTCAAATAATGCTAACAGGAGAGTGGATTGACTAATGAGTGCAAAGTTTTGGGCAATATTAATTGTTATCTTTATACTGTCTATGATGACTTGGTGCAGTGTAGCAAAAGCTCAAAGTAATACTGTTTCAAGCACTAGCTCGACAGTAAGTGGTACAACTACAGTAGATAGAACTCCATCTACAGCATCTGCCCCAAGTGTTGTCATCAATAATCAAGATGTCTGTAGTTTTGCTGCTTCTGGAGCAATTCAAACACAAATATTTGGTTTAGCTGGTGGCACAGCTATTAGAGACATGAACTGTGAACGTATGAAATTGTCAACGAGATTATTCCGTATGGGTATGAAAGTTGGTGCTGTAGCTATGTTATGCCAAGACCCAAGAGTATTTCAAGCAATGGAAATGGCAGGAACACCTTGTCCATACATGGGAAAAATAGGTCTTGAAGCTGCAACAGCATGGGCAGAAAATCCTGAAAAAAGACCTGACTATGAGCAATGGAAAAAAGATAATGTTGTAGATAAGGAGATAATAACAGATGAAGAAGCTACTGGTCTTGGTATTGGTGGTTTGTTGTTCTTGCTCCTACTCCTTTGATACATTTGGACAGATGCAAGATGCAGGAACTACAACTACAACTGTAATTGAAGAGCAAGGTGATGTTCAAGAAGTTACAGAAACAACAGTTACTATTGAAAATAAAACAACTGGTGATATA